GATGCTACTGATTCAAACAGAAAGCCAAACGAGTATGCACAAATGATGTCTATTGTAAAAAAGGATTGTTTGCGTAAAGTTTCATTAGAACGCAAGTTACTTGGAATGGCTGCTATGCAAGTTATTTACTTGAATGGTAAAGTTAAATCTGTTGAGCATTTTCCTATGCACACATTAAGAGCAGAAAAATGTAACACTAAAGGCGAAATTGAGGCTTGGTATTATCACCCTGATTGGTCTAAATATAAAAAAGGTGATGAATTAAAAAAGATTCCTGCATTTAGATTTGGTAACGGAAAAGAAGTTGAACTTTACGTTATTAAACCTTATGTTTCGGGTTATCATTATTACACACCTATTGATTATAGTGGTGCTTTACCTTACGCAAAGTTAGAAGAAGAAGTATCTGATTACTTGATTAACGATGTAATGAATGGTTTTAGCGGTACTAAAGTAATTAACTTTAACAACAATATACCACCTGAAGAAAAACGTCAAGAAGTTGCAAGTGAAGTTAAACGCAAATTAACAGGTTCAAAAGGTGACAAAGTAATTGTATCATTTAATGCAAGTGCAGAAAACAAAACTACTGTTGATGATATTCCATTGAACGATGCACCTGAACACTATCAATATTTAAGCACTGAATGTTTTGAAAAATTAATCGTTGGTCATAGAGTAACAAGTCCAATGCTTTTAGGTATTCGTGATACAGGTGGTGGTATGTCAAACAATGCTGATGAAATTGAAACTGCAACACGTTTAATGGACAATATTGTTATTAGACCCTACCAATTAGAAATCATTGAAGCTATTGATGAAATATTAGCAGTAAATGGTATCGCTTTAAACCTATATTTTAAGACAATACAACCACTTGATTTTATAGATGTAAATACACTTAACGCAGAAACGAACGAAGAAGAAACAGGCGTTAAAATGAGCAAGGTGTGTTGTTCAACTGATTCTACATTAGATGATGAAATAGCTGATGCTTTAATTGACTTGGGTGAAGAACCAAGAGCAAATTGGTTATTGGTTGATGAAAGTGAAGTTGACTACGATAACGATGATGCTGAAAACGAATTATTGAATAAAGAACCAAAACAAAGTTTATTATCTAAAGTTTACAATTTTGTAAGCACAGGTTCTGCAAGACCAAACGCTAAAAGTGAACAAGATGAAAACATTGATGGTATTCGTTTTATTACACGTTATGTTTACGCGGGTGAAACAAATGATAAAAGCAGATTGTTTTGCAAAAAAATGACTGAAGCTGATAAGATTTACAGAAAAGAAGATATTTTAAGAATGTCAGAACAAGCAGTAAACAAAGGTTGGGGTCCACGAGGTGCTGATACTTATTCAATTTGGTTATACAAAGGAGGAGGAGCGTGCCACCATAGATGGAACAAAAGAGTTTATGCAAGTTTTGAAGGTGTAAACATTGATGTTAATTCACCAAAGGCAAAACAAATAGCAAGTAAAAAAGCTGAAGATTTTGGTTACACAATTAAAAACAATGCTTTGGTTTCGCAACGTCCAATAGATATGCCGAACAAAGGATTTTTACCTAAAAACAATTAACAAATGGCTTACGCATTACTAATAAGTACAGAAGATGTAAAGAAATTCACTATTCTAAATGGTAATTTAGATGTTGATGATTTCATCCAATATATAAAAATAGCACAAGATATAACAATCCAAAACTATTTAGGAACTGATTTATATAACAAGTTTCAAACCTTGATTATAAGTGGTGACATTAGCTTAAACGCAAACCTTAAATACGAGAACTTGCTTACTGATTATATTAAGCCTATGCTTATTCATTTTGCTATGGTTCAATATTTACCATTTGCAGCATATACAATAGCTAATAAAGGTGTATTTAAACACACAAGTGAAAACGCTACAAGTGTTGAAAAGAACGAAATTGATTTCTTGGTTGAAAAAGAACGTGACATAGCACAACACTACACACAACGTTTTATTGATTTTATGTGTTTTAACAATTCTGATTTTCCTGAATATAATAGTAATTCAAACGGGGATATGTACCCTGATACAGACAATTTTTATGGTTCGTGGGTTCTCTAAAAAAAGAAAAAAAGTAGGCAAGTATGAAAAGCCGAAACAAGAAAATAAAAAGAAATTAGAAATATATTTAAGTAAAAATGGTAAATAATATAGGTTGGGGACAAGGAGCAAACAATGACATCTATTGGGGTCAAGGTGCGGTAACTAACACCATTGGTTGGGGTTCTGTTTACTCTGTATCTTGGGCAGGTGAAACTGAATTATTGGGTGATGAAGGAAACGATGCAACAGTATTTAGAACACGAGTAATTGCTGATGGTGGAGTTTTTGAGGCTTTAGGATGTTTAATAGAAACGATTAATTTTTAAGATATGAGTTTATTTGATGATGCAAGTTTAGTTATTACGCCTTCGGGATATAAAGAGGGAAAACTATATAGCATAAAACCTACTGATGGAAGTGGCGATTTAAGCGTTACAAGAGCAACAACTGCAACAAGGGTTAATTCTGCGGGATTGGTTGAAGTAGTGCCTTATAATTTATTAACTTATAGTGAAGCGTTAACGCCTAATTATACATTTAATCAATGCTCAATTACTTCTAATCAAACAGGTCCAAACGGAGTAAATAATGCTAAAAGAATAACTAATGGTGCTACTACAACAGATGTTTATTTTGAGCAATCAATCGGTATTACTAATAATGTTTATACTTGGAGTGTTTATGTAAAAAAAGGAACTGATACTGCTGCAACAATAAAACCTGTTCACGTTGGTATTGGTGGCGATGTTAGTTTAATGACTTTTACTTTTTCAACTGAAACTATTACAACGTCAGGTGCAATTACAACAAGTGGATTCACTAAATTATCAAATGGTTGGTATAGAATTTATTGTAGTGTTCCAATAACTTCTTCTGTAGTTAGTTTAAGAGGGCGTTTTGGAAATACAAATACTCCGAATGTTTATAATGATTGGTTTGGTGCTCAATTAGTAGAGGGTAGTTCAGCAAAAGATTATTACCCAACAACAACAAGATTAAACATTCCAAGATTAGATTATACAAACGGAAGTTGTCCGAGTATATTAGTTGAGCCACAGAGAACGAATCTTGCTTTATCTTCCGAAGATTTTACAAATGCAACTTATTGGAATTCTACGGGCGATATGGTAACAACTGCAAATCAAGCTATAAGTCCAAGTGGTTTACAAAATGCTGATTTATTTTTTGATTCAGGCTCTCGAAATAAATTTGTTTCTTCTCCCGTTAGTTCTTACTTAACATTTTCTTGTTATTTTAAGCGTGTTGATGTTACAAACGTACTAATTACTGCAAGTGATTTTTATTCGGGTGATGTTTCAGCAACTTTTAATTTAGTAGCTTTAACAAGTTCTTCGGCTATTAGTGGGGATTGGTCAAATAATAGTACTAAAATTGAAAGCGTTGGCAATGGTTGGTATCGTTGTAGTTTAACTGCGTTAAGAGGTGCGGGTGGAAGTGGTGTTCAATATAGAATTGAATGTGCAGAAGTTGAAAAAAGTTTTTATGCGTGGGGCTATCAATTAGAGGCGGGAAGTTACGCTACATCATACATACCTACAACTTCAGCGAGTGTAACAAGAAACGCAGATGTTTTTAGTGTTTCATTACCAAATACCGATATGACTTTTTGTGCTTATCTTGAATTAGCCGAGCCAACTTTGGGTAGTAATACGGGCGATTGGTTACAAATTTATAATAATGTTTCAATTTTAGGACGTGGTTATGGTTATGCTCAAGCGGTAGGTTTTGCAGACGCATACGTTTTAGGTGCTACTGCATCAAGTTCAAGAAAAATAATTTGGAAACAAGAAAGTGGAACTACTGCTAAAATATTTCTTGACGGAGTTTTAGTTGCTACTTCAACAACGGGAACGTATTCAAACCCATTTAATAGATTAGGCATTTTTGGAGAGCATTTAAGTAAACCCGCAAAAATAAATATGTTTACTTTCTTTAATGAAAATTTAACGGACGCACAATGTATTGAACTAACAACTTTATAAAATGGAAATAGCAAAATTACAATACAAAGACAAAGAAACCGCTTTAAAAGATTTAATCGCTAAAGGAGTTTACAAAGAAGTAGAAAACCTTGAAAAAGAAATTACTTTAGCTTATGGCGAGGGTATTCAGGCAGTAGTTGAAATAGGTTTAATCGTACAAGTTGAAGGAACTTATGATTCAGACTTTAACGTAATTACAGAGCCTATTTATTACGATGGATATTTTTACGATGTAATGAGTGAACAAAAGATAGATTTCGGAACTAATGAGATATTCCCTAAAAATTGTATTCATGCTTTTGCGGGATATAATACAAATGCAGATGGTGAATTACCGAATCTTTTGTTTTTAGCTGATGAGTAGAAAAGAAAAAATAGACTTGTTCCTATCTAAATGGGTTTCAAGAAAATTAACAGTTTTTGTTGTAGCTTCCGCAGGTTTATTCTCGGGAGTTATAACATCAACTGATTGGGTTATTATAGGTACTTCTTACATAACTATTGAAGGAGTTACAAACATTGTTGAACGTTTAATGAAAGCTAAAAATGTCGCTTAACGATTTGAAATTATACGCATTAAATTCTGCTGCTATGGCAATTAGCTTTTCTAATGTAGAAGCTACTTTAAAAATATTTTTATTATTAATTTCAATAGTATATACGATTATGAAAACTATTGAACTAATGAAAAAGAAATTGAATGGGAC